CATCAGGTTCGCAATAGAAACGATCCGATAATATATATTTTTTTGCTGGCTAGAAATAGCACCGTTAGCAGCAGTTGTTGCAAACGGGTTAGCAACCATTCCGTACCTGGTTTTGAACCCTATTTTGGGTTGGAATGTATTCTCACCAACCGCACGAACCATTTGCAGAGGAACATACGGGCAATAGAACAGACCTGCGTCAAATGCGCTAGATCCTTTGTAGCCGATTGTCGCATACTGATTTCCAGAAGCACTGGAGAAGTATGGGTCAACATAGACTTTCATCCGTCCGTTAAGAACACCAGCAAATGTGTTGCCTGTGTCATCAACGTTAAGATTGCTGCTAAGAGCAGGTGTGTAATCAAGAACACCAGCCATTTGCAGTGCAGAAGCAACGTCAGAACCGCAGATCAGGATGTTACCTTTGCCGCGACGAGTTGATTTAGCAATCTGGTTAGCTTCACGCTCCAACTGGAACACGAGACCTTTGAACCGCTCAACGCTCCAACGACCGTTTGCATCGACATCAAGGTCGAAAGTACCGGTGGATGTTACGTTATCCTGGGCGCCCGCTGTAGCTGTGTAGTTGATTGTACGTACAACTTCACGGTTGATTTCAGCAAGAATTTCAGCAGACAGAATGTTGCTGAGTTCTGTTTCGGCGTCGAGTCCGTGGATGGCTTTCAAGTCTTGAGCCAGTTCCATGGTGTACTCAGCTTTGAGTGCCCGGCTAACTGCTGTAACAGCAACCTTCTCAATCGAGAAAGCCATTTCCGAGAAATTGTTACCAGCGGCATCACCGAGTGCTTCAGCAGTAGACGTTGACATACCAGGTGTTACTGTGTATCCAGAACCAGAAGCACGAGCCGTAGGATCGGCACCTGCCTGAACTGTACCAGCACCGGCTGCTTGGTCACGACCAGGGTTAATGTTAGCAAGACCACTAGCGTTGTTGGAAGAAGCAGCGAAGTCTGTCCGTGCTTCGTTGTAAAGTGCCTCGTCGCCACCTTGCTCTTTATACTGAGGACGCATCGCGAAGATAAGACCAGTCGGTCCTGTCATCGGCTGAACGCCAGCAACATCATAAGCAATAAGGTTAGGCATGGAACGGCGAACGAGCGAAATCAGAACCGGATCGAAGATATCGACGTTACCGTCGCCTGCGACCGAGCTGGAAGCGCCCATTGCGTTAGTTGGTGCAGCTTCGCCCAGTAGTGTCGGCTCCTGGTATCCACCAGTTCCTCCAGCACCTTCACGAGCGGCACGCTCTTGGTTTTCGAGAAGAGTTGCTGTGACAGCACGACGATGAGAATCCTTGATGTCTTCAAGTTCAGGATGCTCAAGTACTGGCTGCCACTTCTTCTGTAAGTCTTCAGATAGAAACATTTGATTTTCTCCTTAAGGTATTAATCAGCCTTCATTGAATATTTATAATAAACTTATTTTTTAGCAGACCGCGAAATGGCAGACATATAGTTAGCCATGGCTCCTGTTGGACCCTGCTTTTCTTCTTCAATTGCAACAGGGTCATGCTCATCATCGACAATAACTGTTTCAACAGTTTCTTCGTCAATATCGAAATACTGTGCTTTAAGCATTGAAATCTTCTGAGCGAAATCTTCGCCAGAAACAAATTCGATACCTTCAGCAAGACCACGAAGTTTCTCAACTTGTGTGTCAGTAAGTCCGTTTGTTGATTCAGCAAAATGAGTTTCTTTTTCGAAATCTTTTACTTTACCAATGAGTTCGACATTTTTGTCGGTTTCTTCGTTGAGTTTGCTTTCAAGTTCTTCTACTTTCGTGAAGAGTTCTTCAACAACGTCAACTTTTTCTTCCGGAACATCTACATAATGCTCGGTAAAAAGGTCTTTCAAACCGCGCATGAAGTCTTCGACCATATCAGCCCGAACACCTTTTTCGATGGCAAGTTTGTTTTCCTCAACCCACTCTTGAACAACGTAGTCAAGATAGGAATCAACTTTCTCGGTAAGTTCCTCAACGATTGCCAAATTTGTGACTTCAACGTCAGCTTCAGCTTCAACCGCAAACTTTTCGATTTCTTCGTTAATCTTAGCAACAACCGCCGCTTCGAAGATTGTAGCAACACGCTCTTGGAACTCTTCGTCTAACTCAGAGCCGTTTAGAATTGCTGCAACATCATCAGAAACATCGATATCGGAAGAACTGATTTGAGCAAGAGGTTTTTCTTCGAGAACTTCTTCTTCAACTTCGGCTTCTTCAGACATGCCATTCATTTTCTTATATGTGGCCTGCAAGTCTGCTTTTTTCATTTTAGACATGGAACCCATCATTGCATTAATCATACCAGCTTTTGTGCTTGGCATTTTCTGCATTGGCTCGCCCTTGCCTTTTGGTTTTTCGTCAGTCTTCTTTGTAGAAGGCTCCGGTACTTCAGATGGATCGCCCATGCTTGCCTTGAACTCTAAAAGATCCTCATCTTCAGTCTCAAGAACTTCAGCGTCCATTGTCTCTAATACTTGTTCTTCGGACATCTGTTATCTCCTTATTGAATCAATATGTCTTCAATTTACATTATTATTTATAAATCATCATCTTTTAGAGTTGTTTCAAGAACTTCTCAAATGCTTTTACTTGCGCTTCTTGAAGTTCCGACTTTGAAACTTTTCGAATCTCTTTCTGCGTTTCCTCAATATATTGCGAAACCCAGTTACCATTTACGTCTTGAATCCAGTCTACACCTTCCATAACACCTTCAACGAAAGCATTAGGAGCAGAAGGATCCGCAACAATATCAGCAGCGGTAGCTAACTGAAAATCTGATTGAACCATGTTCACGCCTTCTTTCGAAGGTTTAAGTGTACCCATACCACGAGAAGATACACCAAGTTTAGCGCCTTCGTCCATAAGATTTTTAACAATCTTACCCATCGGTGTTTCAGTCATGATTTTTGCACGACCCATAACATTGTTACCATCTTGCTTGAGTTCTTTAATCATATGCGACACCCGCTCAAGGTTAATTGTTGGGCCTTGAGGATGACCAAGTTCACCATAAGCACGATTTGGCTCAACATATTCTTTATTATAACGAGCGACTTCTTTCATGAGTGTTTCCATAGGATACATACGACCATTACGGTTCTTGATGTTACCTTGCATGAATACGCCTTCGATGAAGTAGTCTTTACCACCGCTTTCTTTTGCTTCAGTGACAAACTGAATATCTTGTTCGTGAACTTCGGTAATCAGTTTCATCTTACTCTCCTGAAGACTTATGCATTTTGAGAATGAGTTGTCCAGCGCCACCAGCAAGAGTGAAACTTACGTTTGCTGCGCCAACGCCAGACTGTTCCAATCTCATTTGGCTTGCTGCAAAATCGAGAAATCCACTTGTACCGTGAGTAACCCAAACTGTATTTGCGCCAACGCCATTGCCACGTTTAACTGTCCAAGTAGCACCAGAAGCACATGACCAAGCAAGTTCAGCAATATTCATCGCAGAAATAGTTTCGCCCGCTGTGTTTGCTTTTGAATCGGCAGGAGCATTACCACTGGTTGAAATAAATCCTGAAGCATCAGAACGGACTACAAGAATACCAGCGCCCCGTGAGCCTTTATTTTGATTTACTGTAATTGTCTGTGCCATGTTCTATCCCTTACGCCGCAATCTTTGCGAACTTAACCATACTCATAAACGATTTCTTATCTTTCATGAGTTCGTCTTGCATTTTCTTTTTATTAGAAGAATTTAATCCCTGCATCGCCTTACTAAGAGCAGCGGCATCATCTTTACTTAGCATCACAGATTCGCCAGACTTGAGTTTTACGTTACCTGCTTTAACTGCTTCATCAAGTTCAACTTCTTCAGAAACTTTAGAAGAACCTTGCATTACTGGTTTGATGTCACCTTGTGATTTATCAGATGCACGAGCAGAAGACTGGCCGAAACCACCCATTTTCATAAATTGAGAATAGGTCATTGGAAGTTCTTCGCCCTTCTTTTCATTACCTTCATGATCTTCGCCCGCATCGCTTTTAGGTCCTTTGCGATCTCCGGTATGTTGATCGGGACTTGCTACGGGATGATCTTTTTTATCGACTGTATGCATATTTGCAAAGTCTTCTTCACCTTTTGACCGAGGCTTGTATCCCTTTACTTCTTCTTCATCATCTTTTTTTTCTTTTGAATCGACCGCAGGTGACCCAACAGATTCAAAGAGTTGTTTAAATTTCTTCATCAGACACTTCCTCTGGCTGTGGATCGTCCATTTCGATTTCTGGTTCAGCTTCAACCTCTACCTCTGGTTCATCAAAGATAGATTGAGCGGCACCAATGCGTTGAACATTAATAGCATCCATCGCTCTGTCCATTAAAGAAGCACTAACTGCTGCTTTAAATTCACTTGACTCACCATTCCGTAAAGCAATTATCGCATCTCTAATCTGATCTGTCACAACGACCTCCGTTTTTATCTATATTATTTATAATATTAAAACTCTACAACGCTGCTATTCTGGATTGAAAATCAGCAAAATCACTTGCAGCAGCAGCAATTTCTTTTAACGAATCAACTGTAATAGATGTTGATAAATCAGTCACAACTTGACCCTGTACTTGTAAATCTTTAACTTGAGAACTTGACGTTATAGCGCCACCACTAAATCCAGTTACAACATAATCTTCCGAATCTAATGTAGATACCTGTCGAGTCACAGCATCACCATTAACGTAATCAACCATTACCGTATCATTATAATTTAATGTGTTAAATGTTTTTTTCGATGGAGTGGCTGAAAATGCCTCTGGTGATGTGAAACTAACATCGCCGTTTGCTGCAACTGTAGCAATGGCACCATTTGCAATTTCATTACTGAAACTCAAACCACCAACAGTAACAGTAGATGCCTCAATTGAAACTGTGTTGTTCGCAGCATCAGCAAAACGAACATCACCTGCTGGTGTTGTTTGAATTTTTGTATTGTCAATGAAGATTGTGTCGCCACTCAGATACAATGATCTCCAAGACATTGTTGAAGAACCAAGATCGTATGTAACGTTTGCAGATGGTAATACATGACCATCAATACTTTGTAGATTTTTTGTCTGGTCGGTTGCGAAACTAAGTTGACCAGAGCCATCAGTTACAAGAACTTGATTCGCAGAACCATCAGACGTAGGGAATGTTATTGCACCATTGGCAATAGTAAACGATCCGCTCCCAACAGATAATGAGTGCGGATTTGATCCAATTTCAAATACAGAAGTTCCATTCGATGAATAGAGACGCCCATCTTTAATGTTGAGCGCCATTTCGCCCGTAGCAACATCACTTGTCGTAGGCAATTTGCCTGCAATGCTACTACGCTTTAGCTTAATCGTAGAAGCCATAATTTAGGATCCCCTATGTAGGAACTGCTTTGAAGCTCTTATGTAAGAACCAAAACAGCTTATATTACGTCATATATTTATATTACGTTTCTTTTCTTATTTAGCTATATGAACCACCATCAACCGTTTCAGTACCAGAGGCACCTGCCATAACAGCAAATCGATTATTTGTGTTTGCCAAGTTTTGTTGAGCAGTTTCTGCGGTAGCAGCAATATACGCATTCGTGTTTGCTTGATAGTCTTGTAAAGTTGAAAAATCAACAACACTGTTTGCCCAAGAAACAACATTAGTTACAACCGTGCTATCTTCAGAAAGAGTACCAACAGAAGCGGTTGTTTGATAAACAGTACCAGCAGGTACTTGTTGATCAAGTTGAAATACGGCACTAGAGTTAGCAGTATAAAGTTTTTGGTCTTTGATGTTAATGGCAAGTTCGCCCTCAACAATTTCAGTTCCAAATGTAGGGACTTTTCCTGCCGTATTAGTGCGTTTAATCTTTAAGGTAGATGCCATTTGATCTTACTCTTCTAACTAAAAATTTAAAAAGGTGATGGGGAGGGAATAAATCCCTCCCCGATATTTCACTCTAATTAGAATGTACCACCGTCGATAACAGCTTCGATTGTTGCTGTAGCATAAGAAGCATGTGCCGTGTTAGCAGTGCCGCCCGGCTCTACAGTCAAGCCTTCGAAGAACTTAAACGTGTCATCTGTAGCATCACGGAAGTAACCAGCATATTTTGTCGTTGCCGACTCAACATACTTGCCGTAAACACCAGTGTCAACAGTATCTGCAACGTTGTTCGCAGACAATTTCATCATATTGTCTTCAACGTTAACAGTTGTCGTTCCGATGTATGTTACAGTACCTTCAACAGTCAAGTTGCCGTCAACTGTCAAAGCGCCGCTGACCGCTAGGTCGTTAGCAACAGTTGTCGTTGCATCAGCAATCGTAACTTTCGTGCTTGTAGCATTGTCATCAATACCAGTAGAAGCAAAGTTACTGATTGTACCACCGTCAACTTTGTCACCAGAAATCTGGTTGTCAGCAAGAGTCAGCGTACCAGCAGATACGTTCAACGTCTTACCAGAACCAACAGTAACGTCAGATGTTGCAATCGTTGCACCGTCAATGTTACCACCGTTTACATCAATAGCCGTAAACGCTGTTGTGCCATCGATAAGGTTAGCAAACGCTGCATCAGCATCAGCTTCGTTGGTGTTAACATCAGCTTGAACCGCAGCAATATATGCGTTTGTATTTGACAGACGAACCAACTCAGCAGCTTCGTTGGAATTAACATCGGCCTGAACAGCAGCAATATATGCGTTAGTATTCGACAAGCGAACCAACTCAGCAGCTTCGTTAGAATCTACGTCAGCTTGAACAGCAGCAATATATGCGTTTGTGTTAGATAGTTGTGCAAACACAACACTGTTGGATGTAAAGTTAGCTTGCAAGTATGTGTTCGAAACACTATCACTTGGGAAACCTGTCAGAGCAACTGTATATGTTGAACTATCACCACGTGTGAATGTCAACGTATCTGTAGAGTTGTTCCAAGAAGCACTGTCTGTTTTAACATCAGCAATGTAAGCGTTAGTATTCGACAAGCGAACCAACTCAGCAGCTTCGTTAGAATCTACGTCAGCTTGAACCGCAGCAATGTAAGTGTTAGTATTCGACAAACGAAGCAACGAATTGGCTTCAGAAGCCTTTGTCGCAATTGCACTGTTTGTGTTTGCAAGAGCGGCTTTTGCTTGAACGTCAGCAGTTGTATACGAAGAACTGTTGAGTTTCGTAGCGATATAAGCGTTAGTATTCGACAAACGAAGCAACGAATCGGCTTCAGAAGCCTTTGTCGCAATCGCCGCGTTTGTATTTGCAAGAGCAGCTTTTTCTTGAATATCGGCAGTTGTCATTCCAAGGGAAACAACGTCCGAGCCGTCAGAAGACGTAAATAGCAGTCC